AAATGGCTGAAACATATATTTTAGCTGAACAAGAAGAATGAAAGGGGGTTATTATTATGGCAAAAGTCAAATTCAAGGATTTAAGTGGTTGGTTAAAAGTAGTCGCTATCGTTGGTTTTATTGATCTAGCAGTTTGGGCAATCTATTTTGTAGATGGCGTTTTAACTGGATTAGCATACTAACTAACTAACTCTATAACTCATTATTTTTTTTTATTTATTTTCTCACACATTCACACACTCATTCTAAGCCCCTCTAACCTCTGTTTCCTGTGCGGTCTCAATGCTAGCTACACTATCCATCTGCTACGTACTACGTATAAATACCCATACTAACATACTGACGACTAGACGTAGTCTACAACTCGGTTAGAAAGGGAGATTTTGAAACACAATTATCGTACTCCCTACTAACACATTAACAGACACAACGCACTACCATGCGCATTACTTTCGCCACAAAGACGGGGACATTCTAATTAACATTAACCCCTACCATTTGGGATCCTTTATTATCCGGATCCGTTTTGGCAACAGTTGTTAATTAACCTGTGTCCTATGGTCGGCCTTGCCATTGTTTTCACCTAATAATTTCTAATAAAGGTGCCGATTAATCTGTCTGTTGATTAATAGTTGTTAGTCCTAGTATTTATAGTTTTTGTAGTGTTTTTGTAAAAGGTTCGCACAATCTAGCTTATTCCCCTCGCCGTCGTCTTTATTACGTTTACTCGCCTATTAAAAGCGTAGCTTTTATTATGGTCTCCTAAACATATTCGTATTAATACGTCTCGGGGAATTGTGGCTCTCCCCCCCCCTTATCCTCATCTATTCCTAGCGGAATAGCGTACTACCACCACGTTCCATAGGAGAATAGAGGTGTTGCCCGCACCAACACCCTCTATTTCCTATGGAATACGTATTGCCCCCGGATCCTATGGAATACGTATTAGCCCCGGAATAGCTTACCACCACGCCGTTCCATAGGAGAATAGAGGTGTTGCCCGCACCAACACCCTCTATTTCCTATGGAATACGTATTGACCCTGTAGTAGCTATTAGAGGCCGTACGGAGCTCAAGGAGCGACGTTCAAAAAGGCCTCGTGTATGTATAAGCACGTAGTCCGTCCCGCCGCCGACAAAACATTATTTTTAAAAAATTAAAAAAATTAAAAAACCCAACTACGCCCTCAAACACACTTTTTCTTAAATTAAAAAAAACAAAAAAACAAAAATTATATAAACGAGACACCCCCCCTATTTCATATGCAAGTTACTAAAAAGGGGCGTATATATGCCTAGTATAACAAAGAAAGGCAGGATAGTTTCACATCTTCGACAATTATGGTTAAGATCCAAAGAGAGAAGTGAGGCCTTAAAGTCGACAGGTTACTGTTGTGACAAATGTGGAGTTAAGCAGTCAAGAGCTAAAGGCCGAGAACAGAAGATAGAGGTTCATCATAAAGACGGAGTGCTAAATTGGGATGATATAGTTGAACAAATCCGAGAGCAACTCCTATGCGATCCTTCTAAATTACAGCCATTATGCCCGGACTGCCATGATGATATAACTTATAACCATGGATAGCTATCACACGCCCGAGTGGATATTGGATTTATTCAAGGGTTGGTTTGATCCATGCCCTTTTAACCCCGAGCCTATATTAGACGGCTTAAGTTTAGCATGGCCTAATAAGACTTATGTTAACCCCCCATATTCTAACCCTCTCCCATGGGTAGAGAAAGCGATAGAGGAAAGCAAAAAAGGAAAACAAATTGCTTTATTGTTAAAATTGGACTGTTCCACAAAATGGTATAAGTTACTACATGAGGCAAACGCACATTTACTTTTATTCAACGAGAGAGTTAAATTTAACGGAAAAGCGCCACCATTCCCAAACGCTTTATTCATTTTAAACAATGATAGGGTTTAAACTAGATCCCTGGCAGAAGGAATTTATAGCATGCAAGGGAGATAAGATATTATGCTGTGGGCGACAGGTTGGCAAAACAGAGATCTGCGCTATTGACGCAAGCGAATGGGCTGTTAATCCAACTAATAAAGGATGTGTTCTAATGACAGCACCAACAGAACGACAGGCCTTCAATCTTTTTGAGAAAACTCTAAGCTATCTAATGAACAATCATAGGAACCTTATAGTTATGGGAAAGGCCAGGCCGACTAAAACTAAAATTGAACTAAAGAATGGAGTTAAGATATACTGCCTTCCGGTTGGTAGTAGTGGGTTAGGAATAAGAGGTTTAACAGTTGGGCGATCTTATGAGGATGAGAATGCTAGAACGCCGGCAGAGGTTGAGGCTGCTATTGCCCCTATGCTTCTAACAACAGGCGGATCAAGAATCAAGCTCTCTACTCCATATGGGGCAACGGGCGAGTTCTACAATACCTGGATTAATAAAGAGGGAGCTTATGATTCTTATACAAGGTTCAGTATTACAAGCGAGACAGTTATTGAGAACAGAGAGATCTGCCCTAGTTGGACAGAGCAAGCTAGAGAGGGTGCGCTTAGATTAATAGCACAAGCTAAGGTTAGGATGAGCAAGCGAGAATATGCGCAAGAGTTCTTAGGAGAGTTCATGGAAGACCTTCACAGGTTCTTTAGCGACGAAATAATAAAGAAATGCGCGACAGGAAAGAGAAGGGAACATATCCACAAGGATCGAGAGTATTTCATGGGTTGCGACATAGCTAGAATGGGAGAAGATGAGGGAACGTTCGAGATTATAGACAAAATTGGCAAGGACAAGCTCATTCAAATAGAAAATATCGTTACAACTAAGAAACTAACGACAGAAACGGAGCAAAGGATTGTAGATTTAGACAAATTATATGATTTTCGCAAGGTTTTCATAGACGCGGGAGCCGGAACGTTGGGAGTGAGTGTTTTAGACCATTTATTAGTGATTGACGAGCTTAAACGGAAAGTTGTGGCTATTGACAACGCCCAAAGGGTGCTAAACCGAGATGGAGACAGAAGAAGCAAGATTTTGAAGGAAGATCTATATTCTAACCTTCTTGCTCTAATGGAACAAGGCAGAATACAGCTTTTAGACGATGAGGACTTAATAGAGAGCTTTAGAAGTGTTCAGTATGAATATGTGATGAAAGACGGACAGCCCACGCGTTTAAGGATCTTTGGGAACTATACACACATAGTAGAGGGGATTATAAGAGCCGCGTGGTGTGTCCAGTACAAAGATTTAAATATATGGATCACATCTTTTTAACATGGAGAAAGTGGTGGTTAATAAGAAAGAATATGATTTGGAAGCTAAAGACGCTGCGCTAGTTGAAGCAATACAAGATTTAACAGACCAATTAAGGAGATTTGCCAATAATGGTTGAAACAATGGCCGACAGCGGGGCAGTTAAGCTAAAGGCCGGGGCTAACGTTAGCACAGCTTTGACAAGCGCACAATATACCCAACTTATTAATCAAGCTGAAAGCTATGTTAATCTATTAACCCGTATTAATTACACAGACACTTATAGCGGTTTAAACGACGATAAAAAGAAGATCTTAGAAGAAGCTGTTAGTTGTCATGCAGCAACAGCCGCGATTAACTACGACATGAGTGGATACACTAGCAGACAAGAAGTGCTTAACATGCTTAATCTGTTATGGGCGCGTTTAGTTGAAGCAATTAAACTATTGAAAGGCAAAGACCAACAAGCCTTTGTTAGCGAGGCTTAAATGGCTGTTATGCCTCAAAACTTTCCAACTCCCGAAGAGCAAGCCGTTGCTAGTTATAGTTTTAAAGATATAGCAAGCGGCGAGGGTATTGTCAATTATTATTTAGCAACGGAGGAAGATAGCACAGGCACAGGTTACTTTTTAACTTCTAATAGTGCAGTTTTTTCGGTTATAAACGAGCGAGAAGATAATGCAGCGGGTTCAGGAGTTTTTGCGGAAGCGTTTGATTTAGATTTTGATGTTGAGTTTAACACATCGAGACACATTAAGGGCGATGTAATAACCAACATCGCAATGTGGGGGGAAAATTCCATAGATGATCAATTATACTATTATTTAATTATAAAGCTATATCATGTAAATGCAGCCGCAACAGAAACGCAAATAGGTTCGACCGTTCAAAGTCAAACCGTAAATCCTATAAAAGTGGCAGACGGGAAAAAGCACCAGATGATAACAATGCTAATTCCGGACTTAGATCAAACATTTAAAAGAGGGGAAAAATTTAGATTAAGTGTGGAGCTACAAAGTAGAAAAGACAGCGGAAACGCAGAAACAGGAATAGGCATAGATCCCGCTAACAGAACATTCGGAGACGGGGGGGATTTAGGATCTAGGAGTACTATTTTAGTACCTTTTGACTTAGACTTATAAAATGGCAGAATTAGACATAGCACAAACAACAACGACCGACGTTAAAATGGCCGATTATAGCGTCGCTGCTAAGGCTTTAGACGCTCCAAGCAATCAAGACATAGAGCAAGACTTTCCGGAAGCTGCTATAAACTTCGGCTATTATAAAACAATCCCGGAACTAAAGAAAGCTATTGATCTGTTAGCTATTTGGACAGTTGGCAAAGGGTTCACAACAGATAACAGAACTAAGATAGAGCTAGATAAAATAAGCGGTTGGGGAGAGGACAGTATCCAGTCCATTCTACAAAACATGGTTGTAGTTAAGAAGATCGTTGGCGATAGTTTCGCAGAGATCATAAAAAGCGAAAAAGGAACTATAATTAATCTTAAACCTATAAGCCCGGAGAGAATGAGAATTATAATTGGATCTAACGGCCTTATTAAGAAATACCAACAGATGAAGAAAGGTAAGCCATTTAGAGATCTTAAGACTTCTCAAGT